TCTCCCAGCAGGTTCAGCAGTATATAATAATCAACAGACTAGAAGTATGATGGGAGGAAGCACAATCAATGTTCATGTGAATGGTCGTGTGGGAGCCACGGATGCAGAACTTGACGACATAGCAAGAAAGATTGGCCGAAAGATTAATTTAGAAATGAACAGGTATAACAATTCAGGGTATAGGGCGTGATTGAATGACACTTACAACGGCGAATGTTTTAGGTAATGTTGGGACAACAGGACACGGAATTGATAGCACCGTGTTTCTTGAATTTGATAGCGGTCAACAAACGGGTGATGCGGCTATTACAAATAGAATCATGCTTAGATGTGATAACATCACTATTGCTACAAATAAAAGAGCAGGTTCTACACCCATTCCCTTTTCGGGTATTGTTAGAGGCGAGGCTTCAAATATTGTTTTAGATTTAGGAATGGTAGATAAATCGGTTAGACTAGGAGGAATAATTCACGACCAAATTATTTCAAGAAGACACGGAACGGATGGAGAGGTTGTAACAAGGGCTATGACCGCCTATGAAATTGCACAATTATTACACTCGTCTATTGACTCATCATTTGCTCAAAGGGACCAAAACTTGTCTTCGCTTTACATTCTCTACCCGTCAAGAGTAGGAGATAATTACAATTATCATGCTGGTATTGACGAAACCACGGACCACGCCCAATTACCTTTAATACCCTTTACATGGGCTTCACGAACTGCCGACCAATCCTTTACTCTAGGGGCTAGCGATTTTCCCGACCCAAATACTCCGCTTACAGATATTAAGGGAATAAGTGGCTTTATTGATAGTTTTGATACCACAATTCAGCCAGCGGGCATAATTACTTTTGGCTTACAGTTTAATGAAACTCTTAACATTTCTCTAACATGAGGTTTTAGTATGCCGATTTTATATTCAAAGGACAGAAAATCATTACAGTTCCCAGCAAACTGCGATGGTTATTTACAGGTTCCCTATACGGCTGGACAACAAAATACAGGGATTTGGGCGCACTCCGGAGGATTTACTTTTGAGGCTATTATTACCCCGTATGATGTTAATGGAAATTCCTATACCGATTACAACGGTTCTATTAAGTCATTGGGTAGAGGTGCAAAGGGCATTGATTACCTTTCCGATGCAAGTCGCCACGATTCCGAAATGGTAATTTTTTACAATTCAAATATTAAAGTGGTGTTGGAAAACACTACAACTATCGCTGTTAATCAGCCAGCAGAATACGCTATTAAGTTTTATTTAACTATTGGGGGAACAACCACTACATTAACTTCCGATACTGTTATTGCTTCTACTATTGTTGAAAATTCTTCTCTTAATCCCACCCTTTACAAATATAGTAGTCACACCCCAACCCTAGAAAAATACGATTCCGATGAAACTTCATTTACTGTAAGCATTGGTTCTCCGGGTTCTATTAGTGTTCCGGACGGTTCAGTATTTGTTAGCGGACAAAATGTTTATCTTTTAGATGAATCTTCTTTAGGACAAGTTACTGTTGCCGGGAATACATTAAATTTTACTAGTATTACTAGCGAAGAAAGAACCTCAATTTTAGCAAACGGTTTATGGAAATTTTTAGATAAAGACGCTCTCTATGTTGAAGTTCCTCATCACATAGCGGTTTCCTACAATCCCTCCGGAGGAAGAATGAATATTTTTTATGATGGTAACTTAGTAAAAACAGGAGTTCACTCAACGGGGGGAGATTTTTCTTTGGCTGAATCGGACATTAATATTGGACAACAATCCGATGCCTCCACTCAATCTCTAAAGAGAAGAAGTCAGTTTATGGGAGAGATGCATGAAATGGTTTTTATTAGTAGATATAAAAAAGGAGTCGCTTCAACAAATACATTTACCCCGTTCTATGGTGATGTTTTACTATACTTTGATTTTGAGGAGGCGAACTTAAGTGGCTGATGAACTTTATGTGCTTAATGAGGGAGAAACCCTTCCAACAAATTTTGCTACCGCCCTAACAACAGGGACATTTAATACCGCCACTTCTACTAACCCCTTTGTAGTAACGACAAACGGTAGTCATTCTACTAGTGAAAACTTTAACTACTACGAAGTCTATGATGGAGAGGTTTCTTCCTTTGGGGGAACAACCGCAGCAATTAACACTTCAACAACAAACGCCCAAGAAACCCCCGGTTATCGGATTCAATTAGATACGGGAAATGTCAACGGATTTATCATTGATGCTAACTATCATTATTTTGTGTTAGTCTATTCGGATAGTATCTACAAGCACCACTTTGCTAAATATACCGAGCAAACCAAATACGATGGAACGGTGTATAATATTGACTTCACTCCCCGTCTAAAAGAAAACATTCCCGTGGGAACACAGGTTAAAATTTTTAAGGGACCGTTGGTTAGTAGTAGTATTGTAGCGGCTGGTTATGGGTTGATTAATGACACCGACACTTCGGAAGAAAGGCACGATAAATTCGTAGGACTTAGCAGACCTACTTTCTATTTCCTATCGGGTGATAAACTTGAACCCAACCACAAATACTCAATCGTTAAGCGACTATATGAACCAACGGGACCAAATACAGTCAACAGTTACTCTTTCTTTAAAACCGCTCCTCTAACCAGCGATTATATTTTAGACAAAAGTTTTTACACTCAAAATGCAACTATTGTAGATAACAACAAAAATCTAGATAATCAGTCCACCCCACAACTTAGAAACCCCGAAACTGGAACTGGTGCTACATATACATTTGACCCGGAAACATGGGAAGATTCCTCAAGGAATATTTACTACTCGGATAGTGGACACACCACCTATCTAGGTTTTATTGACTCTCCGGTTAGAAATCAACTTATCCCTAGCGCAATTAACATCAAAACAAACAAAACTTTGACTAACAGAGGTAATTATTTTGAAGCGAAGTTTTCCGATGTAAGTAAATTTTTAGATAAAAAGGTTAGAACCAATGAAAGGGTGCAAGTGAAGGAAGGCATTAAAAGACAAAATATTACTTATACACCCAATGCAGTTTTACCCGGAATTTTTAATAACCATTCTATCTCTTCATATATAACTGTTAGTGGATTAGCAGAAAATCAAGACTTAAGAAAACTTTTATTTAAGGCCACAAATCCCGGTTCAGCATTCGGTAATTATGAACCTATTTATATTAGTCCCTATTATTATACTATTGCGGGGATAAGTCCTCCAACAGATGGTGAACAGGGTATTGCTGTATCGGATAGAAGAGAAATCAGTAGTGCTACATTTGAGGGTTCTAACACGGTTGCTTCAATAACAGACGCAACTGCTTTTAGAAAGGAGTGGTCGCCTGTTGTAAATAACTTTATTACCACGCATAGTATTGATATTGAGCAAGTTAGCGAATCTGTTATAAGTAATATTACGAATGGTTCTAAAACAATTACTGTTTCTTCTACTAATTTAGAAGTAGGGTATGAGGTGGTAGGAACTGGTATTACAACAGGGACTACGATTATAGAAATACCCAATTTAACTTCGGTGGTTGTTTCTAACCCCGCTACCACTACATCAACTATTACACTTACTTATAGGGCAAACAAGCGAAATGGTATTATAGTAAGTGATTTAGAAGCAGATATTAATGACCTAGAATATAGAATTGACGGGACAAACTATGGTTTTTCAATAAATGTAAAAAGGGGGGACCTTCATAACGGATATGTAGAATTTGAAAATGCGCCGACTTCTTCTTACTATGCATCAACGGATATTGTTTCTTCCTTGAAGGGAAAACTAGATGTAAATAAAATTGTTTTTGAAGGTAGGGTAGAAACATTAGAAAAGAAAATTGAAAATAATTTACATTACATTACCTTGTCGGGTAGGGACGACATAGGAAAACTTCTCTCAAAGCCCGTGGATAAAAATTATCTATACTCTAATGAATATGTTTATTCTACAATTTCTCCGTTTTATTTTTCTTATACAGATACAGGCTTAGATATTCAAGACACTAATAATACTTATACCAGTAATATTAGTGTTACGGGAACATTGGGTATGGATATAAAATATGGGGATGTGCTTTATGTCGCAACAACCGCACCGAGTAGGCAAATAATGATTGGTGTTGCTGGAAATGCTTACACTAGTGGAACTTCACCTAGTAATATACAATTACTTAATGACTGTATGATTGATACCAATTCAGATTATTTTGGTAATGGGTATATATCTATCGTGGGGGATATTTATGTTGCTAATAAAAGTTTAATCGCAGGAAAGAGTTTAAATACAGACCTTAGAAACAATAAAACAACTACCCTATATGGTAGTTTAGATAAAGGGTATAGATTATTAGGTAAGGGTAAATTTTTAAATGACGATGGTAGTGGGGAAAAAACTCAAACTATTAATTCCTTTAATGGAACAGGTAATGAAATAAATACCTTACTTACTACTCAGGGTTCTTCTATAAATAAAAAAGACTCACCTATTGGGTTTTCTTTTGAAGAAACTACCATAAATTCACTAGGCGAGCATGAATTTTTATCTAGTCAAACTAATGAAGAAACAGGTTTATTATCTATTGAAATTGGATATGTTTCACCCCTAGTTTTAGGAAGAATGGATGATAACAACAGCGATAACTTTTATGACAATTCTTTGGGGCTGTATTTAATTAATTCAAACGGTTTAGGGGAAGGTGGTTTTATACACCTTTTAGATAATATAAATGTAACGGGGGCCGGGTCGCCTATGCTAAAAGGACCAAATAGTTACAGAAATATTATTATGGATGATAGAGATAGTAGCACAAGGGTTGGGGCTAATTATGTTATGAGATTTGGTTCTCCTATTTTTAGATTCAATAACTTGACAAATTCTTCTTTGAGTTATAGTAGAAAATACCAAACCAAGGTTTTTCAAGATGAAGAAAAGGATTCAACTTTTAATATTTATAGTAATAACCCCAAGAGTTTTAATTTTTACTCTTCTGTATTTAGGATTGAAGGGAAGTCCGTATTAGGGAATAACTATTACTCTGATACAATTAATTCTAATCTTAAAGAACTTCCCTTAGAAAAAACTGGTTATTATCCAGTTTTAGGTAGCATGGGTATTGATATTACAAATTATCCAGATGTGTTTAAAAATAGTAGGTGGCATGTTTGGCCGAATGCTTATTTCTCAAAGGATATTATGGATAATAAAAAATATTTTGAAATAGATGACCCGGCGATTAACACCTCATTTTTATTTGCTATTGGGGATGCCCTGCCTGAATCCAAACTTAGAAGGGATAATATTTTTAATACATCTATTTCTAGAAATGTTGAGAACTATTATCTTTTAGTTAAGTATAAGTCTTTAGAAGATGCTACTACAAAAATAGACCATGAAATGTATAAGGGTAAGTCCGTAACAAAAACTTATAAAGATAGTGATTATGAATATTTACCCATTCAAGGTATTTCTAATAGTAACCCGAAAAGAATGAATATGTTAAGGTTAAGAACTATGACGGTTGATAATTTTATGAACGAGGTAGATTTTGAAAATTATCAAACTAAATCATTTCCAGCCGATACTGAATACGGAAAAGTTTATATCCCTGTTTCAATTCCTCATTCGGGTCATTCACCATATCCTTGTAATATTACGGTAGCAACAACCGCTTCTACTACTATCACAGTAGACTCAAACCACGGTATTGATATAACGGTTAATGGTTATAATAGTTTATTATTTACTAGCCCAGCAGACGACTCGGAGGGATATAGTAGGTATTTAGGAAAGGTTTCTTCAACTACCTCTACTGATACTATTACTTTGACCTCTAACTGTGCGGTTGTGGGATATACGGGGGAAATTTTTGCTATACCCGATTACACCACTTCTTCTCCACCATCACCAACCCCCGTTTCTAAATATAAAAATGAAGAAAATTATATTTTTCCCGATACACAAGACTCAGACTTTAAAAGTCATAACCCTAATATTCATCTTATTGCAAGAGATGGAACTTCGGCAAGCAAAATCTCATTAAACAACCGACGAGATAGCGGAACAATAGTAGCGAGGGACGCTTCATTGAACAGAGTGGTGGTTTTTCGTAATGTTAATATTACTATGACTTCAATTAATCTTGGTTCGCCCCCATCCTCTACTGTTGATACTGCTAGGATTACTATTGATGATTACGGCGGGGTTTCCCCTGATTTGTCCGATATAAGTTCTCATGTTGCACAAGTTACAACATATGTAACTATTTCTGGTTACACGGGGTCGGATTCCGGTAAGAATCAAGAATACAGTATAACTGCCGTTGGTTCTAATTATTTAGATATTAGCACCGTAGCATTAGATGGATTACTCGGTATGGTAGATGATGTTTCTTCGGTTACTTGCAGTTTAACATTTAGCGTAAATAAATATCTTCATGCTACTTTTGCTAATAGAATGTGGCAAGATGGAACGCATAATGCATATGGTAATTTTGGCTCAAGTGTTAATAACAGTATTTTTACTGGAATGGAATGTGTTGTTGTTAGAAACGGTCAACAGGTTACTTCAACAACCGACACTTCTTTACAACCTCTAATGATTATGAAAAGGGAGGGTTTCTTACAAGATAATAATTACGGAACTGCTATTAATGGTAGTAGTATAGATGTAGATGCGTCGGAAGACGCTTTTTTTACACTTGATACTGGTAAATACTTTGGAGATACTACCCCCTATTCAACTGGTGGGGCTAGTCCTTCTAGTGAACTAGAAGGGGATAATGTAGAATTATTGTTTATCCCAATAATACATTTAGCGGCTAGTAATATAAGCACCGAAGTAGGAACGGGTATTGTAGGGGATAGTGATTACGACAGTAAAAAATACTACATAAAAATAGAAGTAGACTATACAGATATGCATAATAACAATAATAATTACACCGGACCGTCCGGGTCTGAACATCGTTGGATTAATTATATCGGTAGTTTGACAGGTAAATATCTTAGAAGAAGCCATTTAACTTCTCCTTCTCTACATTATATTGTTAACCATCATATTTCTAAAAGGGACACCGATACTAAATTTATTCACTACTTAGAAATAGATAATGGGTTTAGTTTTGATGGAACTGAAATCTTTGAGGTTTTAACTGTTTGTTCCAAAACAACCCAAGAAGATAAAAAATTAATTGTCCCCTATGACTACTCTCAAACGA